CGGACATATCTGTCACGCTGTGCTGCCATGCGCTGTTGTGGTGTGCGGTTGTCCCAGGGTTCAGCAAGACCATTAAGGCAGCCTAGTATGGCATAACGAGCACTGTCAATGCAGTCATCTGGATCACTAAAACGTCCCTGTGTGTCCACATAGTAGTTTTGTGCTTCACGCAGGAAGTCTGCGCAGTTCTCGTTGATCATTAGGCTGCCCACTTCCAACATCTGTCGCATCTGATTGATGCCATAGCTTTTGTGATTGGTTATGCGTCCTTCCGAGTCAGGAGGATTCATTATGGCCTTGGCATGCACATTGAGTTCGTATGATTCAAACAGTTCTCTTATGCTGGATGCACTCATGGTGTATCTGCCAGCAGTACTTGCGTCAGCAGGTAGCACAATAGGAGTGCCAAACACTTCAGGACGAAGTAAATGATTGATATACTGTGTGGGCACAGCTTCTTCAATGCCTTGAACCAAGATCTGTTTGTGTAGATATGCTGTTCGTTCATAAGGATCCCAATACATTAATGATATAACTGTTTTGTCATTGACCAAGCCAAGGTCAAGTGCAATAATTCTATGTATGTTGGGCAGGTTTCTAAAGTCAATTTCGCTGGGCCGGTATGTGGGCCAGTCTCGGATTTGGAACACAGCACCTTTACCTTGAATGGGCTTGCCCTGCATACGTGCTTCACGCTCATGTGGTAGGTAGTCTCGTTCCAGCTGACGGCGTGTTTCCATCAAGAGAAAAGGTTCACCCCAGGGATCGTATTCAGGCACATCATCCCAGGCCACACGCACATAGTCGTAGCCCTGTTCTTTGTTCCAGAACTTGCTCACCAGGCCGTTAAGACCTTTCAGCGGTGTAAAGCTGCACAGCACCATGCCCTGCGTTGTGGCAGTACGTGTTACTATTTCAGAGAAAAAGTCATCTGGAGGCTGCTCATCAAACACCGCAAGGTTCAGTTTGAATCCTTGCAGCTGACGCACCTCTTGTGTGTAGTTGGCAAACAACAAATAGCTCTTGCCACCTGTTGCATGTCGGATCTCTACACCAATACAGTTGGCACCATCACCTCGCATGGTATCAATTATAATGCAGTCTCTAGGTATGGCTCCTGTGCCTAACTGATCACGCAGTTTGACATCTGGTGTGCCCAAGAGCTCTTGTTGTAGCACCAAGGCAACTTGGCTCCATCCTTCACCAGCCACCATCACTGTGATGCTCTTGTCAAACCGGTGTCCTGTCCACCAGTCTGGATATTGACCTGTCAGGTGGTAAGCAGTTTCATAACAGGTTGACACTGTCTTACCAATCCTGTTAGCAGCTAGAATGCCACGACGATCTGTGGTGGTGTTAAAGAATGCCCGTTGATGTTCAAATGGTCTAAAGTATTTCAAACCATTGTAGCGCATGTCATCAGCCACAGCAATGGTCAAGTCCTGTAGCTTTTGTTGTGCATCTGTTGGCAGTGTGTGCCAGGCTTCAGAGGGGATGCTGTGCTGATCCATGACCCAGCGCAGGGCTCTACGCATGAGCACAATGGGATCAAGCATTATTCAGCTGGCGGCAAGCGCCAGTCTTGACGCACTTGGTTAAGGCTTTTGAGAGCCAGACTCAAGTTCAAGATGTCTTCTGCGGAGGCCAACCAAGTGGTGGTGTCTGTGAGCACTGTGTCAGCATCCTTGGTCAAGCATGCCTGCAAGCGTTCACTTACTAGACGCATGTGGTGTTCAATCTGATTGGGAAAGCGTTGGGTAAACGCTTCACGGTTCACAGCATTGACCTTTTGTAGGATCTTGGTATCATCCACACGCCGTGCTTCTACGGCTGCATGTATCTGACCATCTCTTATGGCAGGATGTGTGTCGGCCATTATGCGTCCAGTTCCCAAGGATTGATAGCTGCCTTGTGATTGAGTGATATAAAGTCTCTGTCCACGTACTTGACCCATTGATTTGTGGTGTTGTANCGGAATGTCTGCATCATGGCCTTGAGCCTGCGACCAATGGGAGTGAATGAGCCATCAGGACGCTGCACAATCTGTTCGCCTGTTCTGGGGTCTACCCAGCGAATGATCTCGGGACGAATCTTGCCCCACTTGTCAATCTTTTCACCATGGGCTCTGGGTTCAATAGGACCAATAACTTCATAGGTGATCATGCCGTTCTTGTACTTCTTGAATGTGCAGTGCATCTTGCGACCTTGCGAGTGATACTCCGCATCCGAGTGTGGCACAAACGCTGTAAAAAATTCATTCTGTATGTCTTCACGTCCAGGAATGGCAGGGTCTCTGGGTGGCAGGGTCTTGAGTGGATCTTCAGGCACCATATCTGTTTTGTCTAGATAAGGATTGTCTCGGCCTATAAACTTCTCTTCAACATTGATGCCGTTGAGTGTGTCCATGGCCACTTGATACTTCAGCTTGTTGGCACGACCTTTTAGGTTCAGCACAATGCCTGTTTCATCATACACAAAGCGTTCAAGGTCTCGAGCTGTGGGAAAGTCTGTCATGAGACCTTCTAGATCAAAGTCTCGTTCTACTGGAGTGGGTGCTGCTGGCTTTTTTAGTTTTGTGGGTCGGGCTTCAGGTTCAACGGGTGCAGCTGGTGCAGTGTCTTCCCAGATGTTTGGTTCGGGGGTGGGGGTGGGTCGTTTGTTCATGTCTTTTTCCTTTTCTAAACAAATCAAAAACTAGAACACACCCTGTGTGCTCTAGTGGGGGTTCTCTTAATAGCCTGAACTAGCGCCTAGTGCACCTTTGCGAGCAGCACCTGACTTCTGTTGCTTGGCAGCGTTGCCTTTTGTGGGTCCACGACCAACATTGACCTTGGCTGCCACAGGCTCCACTGCTGGATCTCTTACACCGCGCATGAGTTCACCGCGACGGGCCACAGCGTCAGTGACCATGCTGGCCAGTGCTGATTTCTCTGATCCTGTCCGGGACTTTTCGCTCATGGCGTCTGCACGTTTAGATCCTGTGTTGTGGTTGCCTGTTGTGGGACCACGCTTCTGGTTGATCTCCTTGGCCTGCATGTTTTTGGTTGATAATCTCATTGGTGTTTCCTTATGCTACTGTGTAGCCTGATACTTGACTCACAGTGGCAGCGGCTGCTTGAATCTGTGCTGGCAGTCTAAATGGTGCACCATCCAGTGTGCTCACTCTCAAGGCCACATTCACTGTGTTGGCTGTGGGATTTAGAAAGGTAGTGCTTAATGGTATGCCTGCGGGTGCAGTTGGTCCAACAGCGGCATTGGTGTCCGTGTTGACCCAACCGTATGTGGCCGGCACACTTGTGACTTCAACATAGCCATTCAACTGATAAGCAATGTTGGCAACGTTGGCCAGACCAAACACACCTGTTGTGACATTGGCAGTGATGGCCGTGCCCACATTGGCAGTTATGGCACTGAACACCACCTGTTGTGGTGATGTCACTGTGTCAAATTGCACAGCGCCTGTCACAGGAGGAAACACAGTGCCTGACGCCACAAAGCTCATGCCTGTTGTGTTTCCTGCCACAGTGATCACATTGGCTCCTGTAGGGGTAGTACTCAACACAAAGTTGCTGGACTGATTGGTTCCCACAATGTAGTAGGTGGTGGGATCAGTGTAGCCAGTGATTGAGCCTGTGCCACCTTGAGTGCCAGATACTGTCACTGTGTCACCTGCACGGTATGAGCGGAAACTGTTGGTAGTGAATCCACCAGCTGTGTTGGCTATCACAACGTTGCCTGGATTGATGCCAGGTGTAGTGGGTGTTGTGGTAATGGTGTAGAGATTCTGACTGCCTGTGTTGACCACAGTCTCTAGTGCGGCGGTAATTTGAGTTGGCATTATAGCACTCCTGGAGTAATAAACACATTGCCTGTGGCTGAATCACCTGCCACTGACACATAAAGGTTGCCCTGCACATAAGGCACCTGTGGTAGTCGAATCATTGCTGTGCTGGAGGGTCCAATCACAACGCCAATACCATTGGCACCTGATGTGGGTATGGAGGCATTGGTGTCTAGTGCGTCAAAGCTGGTATTGACCACAACCACATTGGCTGTGTCCACATTCACACAGTAAAGCACATTGGGCAAGCCTGCAGAGCCTGGTGTGATGGTGATGCTGGTGTCAGTTGAATCATCTGTGTATGGGGCAATGATACTACGACCAATGGGGGAAAAAGGCACGCTCATGGTCAGTCCTTAATATTGGCTCTTGGGGCCATAGTTGATGCCACCAGTTGAAGCCGGAGCCACAGGACGTGAGCCTTTGGTCACAGCGCCATAACCTGGCCCACCTGTTTGTTTGGCACGGATTGAATCTGGATTGGAGGGTTTCTTCACTGCTGTCATACCTGAACCACGCACTTGTGCTCCACGGTTGATGTTGTCACGCACACTACCTTGAGCTGGCAGCTTTGGTGTGCTACTCACTGGAGGGCACACATAAGGGTCTCGAGTTACTGAAGCTGAAGCACCTGGACGACTGGCATCTTCACAACCCAGATTGCCCACAGTGGGTCCACGGCCTTTGTTGACCAAGCGGCCATCGTTCATGTAGCCTGTGAATCTGTTCACATGCAAGCCACCACGAACGGTGCCTGTAGATTCCTGGCCAGCGCCATCAAAGCCCAGTCCGGTATCCATTTGTGTTTTAGAGTTGGGTCTCATCATTTTGTTTTTCCTTTTGATTTAGAGGCCAGCGCAGCTTTCATGCTTTCTTTGCGATTGCCATTTTTGTTTACATCCATGAAGTCAGGCTTGGCACCTGCTGCGGCCTTGGAGGTTTTTTTCTTTGCATTGGCAGCTGTTCTTGCGCCACGCTGGGGTAGACTCTTCATCATTTTGTTTTTCCTTTTGATTTAGGCTTCTTAACTGTTAGGGCACTCCGGCGAAAGGCTTCTGCAGTGGGTGATCCCTTTGAACCAGTCCGCCTCATGCGTTCTCCAGAGCCTGCAGCGATACGTTCACGCTTGGCTCTAATATTGGCATACAATCCAGGTTTCTCTTTCATGCTAACACTTCCATCTTGCTCTAGCGGCTTTGCCACGCGGACCTGTCCAGGATTTTGATCTAGCACAGAAACTGTCATGGCGTGCACCTGTTGCGGTAGGTGCCTTAAGGTCGGAGCCTGTCTCACGATTGTACTTCTCACGACCTTTGGCTGTCAACCCTGCGCCTTTTGACACGGGCAGTTTCTCACCACGCTTGACTGATAGTTTGACATTCTTCTTTGGCATAGTGTTATTTAGTTGTGGCAGCAATTTCAGTTATCTTGGCCAAGGCCGCTGTGAACGCTGCTGACTTGGCATCAACTTCATCTTGTGGATTACTCACTTCAATTGAGTTCATGGTGGCCATGACCTTGTTCAAGATTAGATTATGGTACTTGGCAGTGAGTCCCGAATCATTGCCGCGTCGAGCAGCCAGGAAGTCTTGTGTGAGTAGGTCAGTGTAGCTTTGGCCGCCTTGCAGTTCAATCGAGTCCAGCAAGGAACTGATGGTGACCTTGGCCACTGAACCTTTTGGGCGACCGGCATTGACTCTTGCGCCTCCACGGCTTGACACCTTGGGCCGTCCCGTTTTGGCGTTGACTTTTTTTTGATTTGATTCCGTGCTCATATTGATTACTTATGCGACTGCGCAAACACAATGGGTTTAGGCATGGGTTTTGTTAATTTTGCGTCCGCATACAATTTGAGTTGCAGCATGAACCATTGCTGACATTCCTTTTCCTTTATGCCCGAACGTTCCGCGATGAGTGCTAGCCGTGCCATTTCAGCCTGCACTTGATCAGGATNATCCAGTTCATGTGCAGCTTGTAACCATGAACCAAATTCTGCATCCGAGATCATCCACATGTCATCGCCTGCTCTAAATATCACAGGCTTTGACTTCACTGGAGTGTCAATCAAGCGACCACCCCACCGTTTGATTTCGGCAATTTCTTTCTTTCTCAATCTAGCTTGACCCATGATCGCTCCCGGGTATTTCTCGCACAGCAAAGTCTTTGCAATGGAACAACTCGTTCATTTTTCTCGCAGTAGATTCAGCCACTGTGCGACTTGTCCAACCATTGCGNCGATAACTGTGTACATTGTCTTGATAGTTGTGTGTGACCTTGACCTGGCAAATGTTACCTTGATAGGTCATGACCCACCATGTTTCACACACAATTATATGCGCTGTTTTTGGCTGGTTCTTCAAGGGCATGCTGCCTGCTTGCGGTANNNGTGGTCTCATTATGTGCATATTTAATCCAAATAAATATCAGTATGCTAGTGCAAATTGTGAGTACTGTGTATCGTCGTCGTTATGGCGCCTGGGTGCCCAGCCGCACTCCTGGTATCCGTTGTGTAAATCAGCAACAGATCCGGGAGTTTGACGCCATATGCTCACGCCTTGGCCGCCCAGGTGGTATCCAGTACTACATCACTAGGCCCTTGACCTTGACCCACCTTTAGGCCTGCCTTGCGTTGTGCATGTTGTCGTCTTGTGATGATTATAACATTCTCCGTGCTCCAAGGTCTAGAGCAATCTAGCCGAGTTATACACAGTTCCTGACTGGTGCGTCCGCGACGATGCCACATGCCTGCCCAGTGTTCAAGCCACTGCTCAAATGTCAACACCCAGCCTTCCTTTCTAAAGTTTGCTTGATTACGGCACTGTAGCCATGCTCGATAGCTGTCATGTGCTAGGGGATCTGGTCCGCTTTTCCACAAATGCGGTCTTGATCCTGTGCCCTTGCCTGTTCTATTGTTGATTCGTGTTGTTGCTGTTGTCATTTCTATTTCCTTTGTTCAATTCAGTGCGACTACTAACAGCCGCTAGGTTCAGTGCGGCTATATGTATATAATATATAATAATATACTTTTTTTATTACTGTATATAGTATTAGTAGTCGCATTCGCTTCTTACGGCACCGCATGATGCAGAAACCACCAGAAACTATGGTTTAAAAATGCGACTATGGTTAGTCGCGTTTGTCGCCTCCTGTGCGATTCACAGTGCTGGCGTACTGATACGGCTGGTCTGGCAACACAATGGTCACACAGTATCGCTTTTGTCTATCAGCATCAAAACCTGCTGCCCGCAACCAACGTGCTGCTGTGTTGGCTTCTTTGCGTCCCACAGGATACACACTGCACTTCTTGAGTATTTCTGTTGCGTTCAACCACTCGCCCAGATTGTTCTTTTTTGCCAAGGGATTCAAGCTGATTCTTGATTCCAAGGTCTGCTCCACAGGATCAATTGCTCTGTGTACACCCTGCAAGCGTTGCATCTGCTGTCGCTCGTCTGGACTCATGAACCAACCAAACTCGTTGTTGCGCAGCCTGTCTGCTCCTGTGCCAATTTTACTGGCCACAGCACGATATTGATCACGCATCTGTGCCCAGAACTGTGTGGGATCAATCGCACCCAGATCAAATCCCTGCACACGCAACACCCAGAAGCGTCGATTCTCTGTGTCCTGCAAAAACTCCTGTTCATTCACAGTGGCATAGAACACAGTGCGTCTGGGATACTTGTTGCTGGTGCGCTCATAGGGCGGGCGGATCACATCAACCTTTTCCGTAATAAATGCTTTCAAGGCTTCAATGTCACTGCGTCTAAACGTAGCGTCAATTTCGCCCAGTTCGGTTATCCAGTAGCCCAGTGCTTTCATCTGTGTGTCCTTGTTCTTGGTGTCAATGATCACAGCGTCCTTGTTCCAGATGTTGTGATATTCGGCAGGAATCAGTTCTTCAACCCAGATTGTTTTGCCTGTGCCTTGTGGACTCTGCAGTGTGAGCACACCCTCACAGCTGAAGTTGGGATGATACAGTGCTGCCACCAGACTCAAGGCCCATTTGCGCATAATTGTATGCTTCATGGGGTTATCTTCTGCTAACTTCACCGAATCATAGTAGTTTTGTAATCTATCTACACCGTCCCAGGTCAAGGTATCAATCCAATCACGCACCGGATGATAGCTGTGCTCGTTGGCAATCTTGGCCATGTGCTCAAATATGTCTGACGGATTTAGATCATGCCGGCGTGCCAAGCTCTTGATGTGTGCCAGTTTGGCATTCATTGCTGTGTCTATGGAGAAGTGTTCGGTGGGTATGTCAATGTCCATTTCCTTGGTCATTTCGTTGTGCCTGATTCGAATGCCGTAGTGTTTGAGCAAGGCATCTGTGTTGTCACGTGTGGGACGCCCTGCTCCTCTAGGCGTCAAGTCCGGCAACACCAACTGCAGGCTTTGTCGGGCAGTGAGTATCTGCGCCTGCAATAGATCCAGTTGCTCTGGTGACAGGTCATCTATTTGTATCTTGCTCATGTATTTTCTTTCTTTGTTTAATCATTTGTTCCAGCTCATCCAGTTCTGCCAGTTCCGTTTCATACGCAGTTAATGCATCAGTATGCGTGACCCGCAAACAGTCCGCACCATGCCGTTGTTTTAAAAACCAAATCACAGTGCCCATGGTGATCTTGCCGTTGGCTCGGCCAGCTGCCCATACTTCACGTGCTTGTTCCGGTGTTTTCTTGCTCATCATGCCGGTTGTGACATACTGCCAGTCCGAAACCGTGTAGCCGCCGGCCTTGAGTCCCCAGCCAATGTCTCGCCACTTGGCATACTCACCTACATATGTTGATTTCAGCAGGTCCAGGATACGACTGCGTTGTGTGGCATTGAGTTCACGTGGCGGTGCCGTGTTGTGGCGTGCCATTTCTGTGGCTTCCCACACATTGTACTGCTCAATCAACTGTGCAACTGCGGCATCACTTAAAACATTGTCCAGGCGTTCGCGCAACACACAGCCAGGTGATCCGTAGAATATTCTAGTGGCATCCTTGCAAGCAGCGTCTGCTTGTGTGTAGCGTCGCATGAGCATGCGGTTCAGTTTGACCACATGTGTGGCCTGTGTCAAGGGCGTTTGCAATCTAAACATGATTCTAAAGCGATGTGCTAGATCACTATGACTGGGTGTGGCATAAAAGCCTGCCGCATACTGATTGTACATGTCGTCTGCCAGCAGTTCAGGTATGGTCATGCCTGAATCAATGTCTACCATGATCAAGTCTCTTGACACAAAAGTGGCTTCCTTGCGGTTGTC